TCTGCTATCTTCGCTTGGTTAGATCCTGCTAATATCTTATTTGTAGCAGCTGTTCCAGTAGTGAACATAATGAAACCACGATTAGCAGCTCCTACTAGATTATTACGTAATGGTTGTATCCTTAGTGTTGAAGTATTAGCATTCCAGCTGATTACCTTTCCTCTAGCAGTTGAACCATCTAATATTGGTTTTGATAGTATAACATCACCACTGTTGAAGTCACCAAATATCTCATCTAGTGTCAGATCTACAAAGTCAGGCATAGAGCAGACAACAGATGGTGGGTTAGCACTATTATATCCTGTACCCCTATCTACTATCACAACATCTGATAACTTACCAGAGATAGTGGCAAATGCTGTAGCACCACCACCAGATCTTTCTATACCAGTAAACTTAGGTAGAGTAGAATAGTTTCTGCCAGGATCACCAATGTTGATTGTAGATATACCACCAGAAGGGAATATTGAATCTGTTGAATAAGATATCTTATTGTTAGCTGTATAATTGTTCTCTGGTTCTCTCGCTAGTATGAACTCTAGTGTAGTATCTGTAGGAACTGCTGATACAGTGTTAGCTCCTAGGAATGGATCGTTAATTACACTTAAGTAGCTGCCAGGTACAAAACCTTGTATGTCAAAGTAGAACAGTGTGCCAGGTACATCATTTAGAGAGATAGTAATAGATAACTGTTCTCCTGTAACTGGATCATTCTCCTGATCTATAATATTCTTATATGTGAATACGTTGGTATTTTCCTGATCAAAGGTAAACTCTAATCTATAACCAGTGTTAGATGTATCTGATGTGTCAAACTTATAGTAGTGACCATTGATAAGATCTAACTTAGGTTCTTTGACATATACCTCATTGTTAGTGACTATAGCAGTGTCATTGATAATACCTACTGCTTTCTTGAATTGGAATCTTCTACCTGTGCTTGTTCCTGTGATTGTATGTGTGCCATCATAGTCTGATGGGTTGCTTCCTGTAACTACAACTGTGTCACCTATCTTAAGTTGATGAGCAGCATCACCTCTACCAGTAAATTCTTGAAGAATTGAGTTTGGTGTTAGATAGAAACCATTGACATTACCAATATCACTAATAGCGACTGGATCTAGTTGCTCATTGTTGTAATATCCACTACCTTCCTTAGTAAGTGTTACAGATGATACCTCACCACTCTGATTAACAACAATAGTGAACTCGGCACCCTCACCTGATGATGCTGATGTATTGACAAGAGGTACCTTTGTATATGTGCCAGGTGTACCACCACTACCAGCTATGAATGTCCAGAGGTCTTGTACTAAACCACCTGTCTTCTTGACTTTACCGATGTCTATAGAGAATCCTGATCCTGCTCCACCGATATTACCGTAGTTTACAGTAAGTATGTCGCCATCAGTATATTCTTTACCCGCACTGACTATAGAGACAGATGTGACTGTATTACCACTTACAACGATATCAGCTGAGAATCCTGATCCTGTACCGCCAATAAACGGAATACTGCTATATGAACCATTTGATATTCCTGTACCGCCAGTTATGGTAATATTTGATTGCTGAACTCTACCAACTGATGATACGATGAGATCAGTCAAATCAAAGTATTTAAAGTGGTATCTGTAGTCTATACTCTTAACAGAGATCTCACGAGTGTATTCATTGTCACCAATAGACACATCGACGGTATCTCCTTGTTTGATGAAATGAGAAGAACCTGTAGTGATAGATCCAGTGATTATGTCTGTAGTCGGGTTTACGGAGTATTGTAAGGCATTTGTTGATGCTCCAGAGATTTTAGAGACTCTAGCAGATATACCGCTTCCTCCAGTTCCTGTTTCGTCGAATATCAACCTATCGTTGACTTTATAGTTGAATCCCGCACCTTCGATCAAATACTGATCTAATCCGCTTGAGAAGTATCTATTTGTCGCAGATACGAATAATGAGTCAACAGAACCACCTCTGATCACTGGGAAGTAATCAAAGTAACCAATACCGACATCTACGAATCCTATGAAGGATTCATCGTTCTCTAGAACAATAGGAGTGGTTGAGTCCTCCATAGCGAGGATATACTCGATTGGGTTGCCTTTATCCTTTCTTCTGACTAACGCTGTGTCTGTAGCGACATATGGTCGTTTATAGCGAACTGCGTCTTCTGTAAAGTTTCTTTGGAGTCCATTTCCCTTCCAGTTGATATCATCTGCTTGTGAGTAGTAATTAGGACCTACAAAGTAAGGAAACTTCGGATTTCCAGTCGATCCGTCCAAAGCACAGAAATATGCGTATACTCCAGTTGGATATTCGGGTGTAACGCAGAATCGACCATTATACTGATCTAAGTCGCCTAGTCCTTCGATATATTCATAATCTTCAATATATGTTCCCATCTTCTCGATCTGTGCTAGATCGTTACCAACTAACGCATCTCTCTCCTGTCTGATGCGATAGGAGCTGATCATTTGCTTTATTTCGTTATATGGGTTCTTATTCTCTCTATCTGTGTATCCGTAAGGTCCGTAGATGGGATGTCCGTCAAATGACCATCCTATGATCGGTGAATGCCTTGTTGGGTTTAATTCTGCGTATGTTGTGTCACTTACGTTATCTCCGAGTAAGAAACGCAACTTTTTGGGATTATAGAGGTATCCATACTCTCCACCGTAGATTCCGAAGTTAGCACCTCTGATTGATACACCATTGTTGCTATCTGCGGTTTTTGGTGATACAAACAACGGATCTCCAACCTCATCCGCACTAGCAGCTAAGTTCTTTGTCAATATGGGCAATTCGACTTGGAATGTCGCACCTGAGCCAGGATAGACAATATCTACAGTTGTCGTACCAGATGTGTAACCTATACCGCCATTAGTGACTGTAATGCTTGTAACTTGCTGTGTGCCACTATCTACACTAGCAAACGCAACAGCACCAACGCCATCACCGTTTATAATGACATCAGGAGCACCATAGTAGTTACTACCACCAAATGTCAAGATAATAGAAACTATCTTACCATTTACGATAGATGGGTAACCTACAGCACCAGATCCAGATACTAGAGTGATACTTGGTCTCTCATTGTAGTTTGAACCAGAGTTTGTGATTGTAATGCCTTCCGCAGTCAATCCACCACGAACAACTGCTGTAGCGGACGCACCACTACCTCCACCACCAGATAACACCACTGTAGGCACAGATTCATATCCAGAACCTTCAGCAGAGACAGATATAGCAGTTACGCTACCATTCGTGATTGTAGCAGTGGCAGATGCCTCAACATCGGGATCTCCACCCACAATACCTACTGTAGGAGCTGATGTGTAACCAGATCCACCATCATCTACGTTTACCGCAAATAATGAACCAGATACACTTACAGTTGCCTCCGCAGAGATTCCTTCGTACTCCCATAGACAAGATCCGTCTTGTACGGGATTAGAATCAGTATGTGTTGGTTCTGTTCCTAGTTCTGCTGTTTTACCGCTTCCTAAGTTCCTATATCTGTATCCTAGACTATTTCTAATTCTTTGGTTGAGGAAAAACGCTGTTCCTCTTTTATGGATAGGTTCAAACTCCACAATCGGTGGATTTGTAATATCATACCCAGATCCTGCGTTTATTACAGTAATACTCTTTACACCACCGAATAATTTTGTATCCTGTGATTTATAGGAGAAAAACGGTACACCGTTCACACCAATACCAACTTGACCTACAGGAGTTGGTGTTTTGACAGATTTGGTGATTGTTTCTAGTGGTATGCGTTTTAGATACCTCTGGTTGCCAGGATCTAGATCATCCGCACCAAATTCACCAATCTCATGGCCAGGTACGCCAGGTGAAGCAATTATTGCGTGTTCTTCAGATTTGTAGACATTCTGTACGTCAGATGGTGTATCCTGTAATGCTATACGTATAGATGTGTCAGATGACGTAGATTTCGCAAATTCACGTGTAACCAAGAATGATTCGTCTACTCCACGGATAGGAGTGCTAGGAATCAGAATACTAAACGTATTTTTTGTACTTACACCTCTTACAATGAATGATGAGTTGTATACGTCCTCTGGTGCGTTCAATATGACAATCTCGTCCTCACGTTTCAATCCGTGCTCTTGTTCAGTCGTAATATTCGCTATAACACTACCATTGCTCAATGGTGAGTCTAAAACAAGAGAAGTTCCGTTCAATAACTTCTTAACGTTGTATACAAACGATTCCCAGATAGGATCTAGTGAATCAAAGCCAGGTTCTGATGGTGTAGTGACTTTTGAGTCTTGTAGATAGTATTTTCCGCCATTCTCGATTGTTATTCCTCTAGTACCACCAAATACCTTCAAACTGATCTTAGATCCGTCTCTATTGCTCTGACCGAAGATTTGATAAGAGGATGTTACCTCAGAACCGCCTATATGTGGTGCGGCTACCGTATTTTGTCTCGCACGGGTACATCCAAGGAATTGCGTTACAGTCTTGTCAGTGTAATTGATAATTTCATCATCTACACGAATAGAGCCTCCTGTTTCAGGCCATCCGATAGTAGAGTCGACAGTTACGACATCATCCGACAAATTGGAGCTTATATCTTCTGCTAAAAGTGTTTTATACGGAGTTGTGAAACTTCCAGCTCCATTTTCCGTGTCAACATCCAATTCGTAGATCTTTCCGTCTTCGGTAAACACCTCAACTACGGATTTTACGTATATACGTGCGGAATTGATATTTGGGTCGTTAGGATCGTTCTCTTGAAACAATACCTCACCTGTAAGTTCTACGGGGTTACCAGATATCGCTGTAGCACGAATAATCTCCCTAACTGTGTAAAATGCGTCACTAGGTTTGAATATTCTGTCTTTAGGATACTCAATAGTTGACTCTACACCAAATAGCACTCTCATCAAGTATAAGAATGACCTTGATGTACCTTTTGCTGCGTAGAAGTCCTTAAGACGCTTAGTAACTGTTGATTGCTGTATCTCAGGAGCAAACTTACTTGGGAAGGACTCAGCAAACTGATCTCTGAACCTTTGTAGTAAGAATAGAGGTAACAGGTTGTTTAAGTTGACTACTGTAGCACCAAAAGCATGAACAGCAGCTACAGACTCGGTAAAGGTGTACTCTGCTAGTGTACCGATCTTGGTAGTAGCATGAAAACCTCTTACACAGTCCCTAAATTGTGTTTGTGTCTTTTCTTTGTAGTATATGATCTCTTCGTCTATCATTATGAGACCTTCCTTTGGAAAATCTCTAGTATTACCTACGTCTATGACTGTAGCATCTAATGTTATCCCAGAGGACGCTGTAGTCGCCTCTACAAGGTCATTAAGACGGTCTATGTTATAATATTCATCTATGTTCTGTATTATATCAACTGGGTTACCTTTTAACTCCAGTGCTTGATAATAATATTTGACAAATTGGATAAAGTCAGGATAATCCTCCTTGACAAACTGAGGCATCTGCTCCTCTAGTCTATCAGAGATCTTCGTTCTTGATTCTGGCGAAACCGAAGCATCAATCGGGTCAACTGTAACCTCAGTTTGAGGTGTGACCCACGACGCTACCTTCCACGACGATTGTTCAGCGGGCATTACTAACTATAACTTGATTCTGGTACTACACCTGTTCCAGAGGTATTAGAACCACTAGAAATCTCATCATCAATTACATTTACTACTAGGTTATCTATACCTAGTGTCAGATAGGTCTCTCTGAGAGAAACTATGTCATTAGATTCGGGAACTACAGCAAATTGTATTATATTGTCAGTAGAGTTCACTACTTCAGTTATTACTAAGTCATTAATGGTGATTTCTCCACTCTCGTAGTCAACCGTTCCCCAGTTACCACCAATATACTGTTTTGAACCATCTGCGTTCACATAGTAAAGACGGATTGTTCCTAATCCATCGTCATCTAAGTAAAATACTTGATTTCCACCATCCGCACGTTTGAATCCATTGGTTTCGAGTGTGGAGGTTACCTGATCCGCATTTATTCTGTTACCGTAGCAAATTTTGTAATTAAATCTCTGGTTTAGAGAAATAGGTACATTTTTACGCATTTTGATTTTGGTAATGTTGGATGTGATGGATGGTTCCGCATCATCAATGATCTTTCCAACTTTAGAGTACTTAAACTTGCCACCAAACTTGTTAAACTCAGCGGACTGGTTTAAAGTCTCCATTGTTCGGTAAATGACTTGCTTAATCTCGTTCTGATCTCTTCTAGTTTTGTTCGGGTTGAAATAAACAAAAGAAACCATGTCAATATACAGAACTGACGGATCCATGATCTTTGGTTCTACCGCACCTACTGAGTAAGAACGGATTTTCTTCGCTACTGCGTCTTTTTCCGATATAGAAAGACGATCTGCGTTTTTAGGTTTGATAACAACGATCACTTTACCGTATTCTGGTGGATCTGCTTCCTCACCACCAAAAGCAACGATAGATTGGACGTTAGGATAGATCTGAGGAATGATTGCCTCATAATCCTTAGTCGTTACTGCTCTACCGAAACTAGAATAGAACTTAGGAGCAGAATACTTGATACTATCAATCGTTTCTGGACTAGCACCACCATCAGGAGGTGTATTCAGAGTTAAACTGATACCAGAAGTGATAGGAGCGTTCCTAGAGTCCTTTACAGTTCCCGCAAAGGTGAATCCAGTCAATCCATTAGGTGCTGACCCTATAGAGGTTGGGTAAGTGACCTCTATCACGTCACCATTGATCAGTGATTCTCCTAGTATGCCATCACCAAAGACTATCTCTGGTCTCTTGCTCTCAGACTCCTCTAAGAAGAAGATTTTACTAATATTGCTTACACTTGTTATATCTGTTGCTTCCAAATATGCATCAGTGACAACTCCACGTGTTACCTCAACAGTCATAGCTGAAGTATCGGCATTCAAGTTGCCTAGTATGAACCTTTGTCTCTCTGACTCTGTTTTAACGAAGGTGTCAGTGATGAATATTCCTTCAAATGCGGTTACACCTGTAAATGTTGCTTTACCATCAAGTGTGTTGACCGATACGATCAAATCTTTGGGTATGGAGAATACAAAGTTCTCTCCACCTTCTCCTGTGAACGATGCAAAGACTCCTTTGTTGATTTGTACTGCTTCTGGGTATCCTCTACCATTGGCACCCGTTCCATATATCGTCTGTACGACCACTGTAAACCCCGCACGGGCACTTCTAGCACTCCTTGGGGTATATCCTATAAGCTTAGCTAACTTTACTACGTTTTCTCTTAAAACTGCTGTGTCAAGAAAGTTCTCATTGATCGCTAGGTTGGCATTGACCGATGAGTAGTAAGAGTTATAAGCAAGTACGTCTAATAAGGTAGAAAGTGATGATCCCTCGAAGTCATAATCCGAGAATTCTGCTTGTCCCCTCAAGTACGCTTTTAGTTGTGCCTTTATCTCGTTAAATTCTAACGAGTTGACTTGTGTTAGAGCCATTATCTCTTCAGTATGATTTCTAAGTTGTCAATCACATTAGGTAGACCTGTTATCAAGTAGTAGATCTCTACTTGTAAATCATTGTCGTCTTCATTGAACTTACTAATCACCCTATAACACACAACTCGTGGTTCGTATAGGTTTATGATGTTTTTTATCTGTTCTTCGATTGCTGCGGACTGTCCTGCCCCATATAACTCAAATAACTGCCCTGTTATGTTGCCACCATAATTGGGTAGAAAAGGTTTCTCATAGAAGTTGTATCGAACTATGTTCTTTACTGCTTCTTTGATAGCGTTTTCGTTTTTTAAAGTATTAACGTCGTTTGTAATTGGATTTCGTCTAAAAGTAAGATCAAAATCCTTAAACGCACGACTGGGAAGAGACCCCGCTGCCATAGTATACCTACGTATTCGACCTAGAAGTTATTTAGACACGTTTTCAAAAGGTTTTCTTTTCTTTCCTTGTCTATCACTACGTGGATCTGTTATTAGATATCTACAGTACTCATTTCCATGGTCGTAGAAGTGATCTGACATATCTACGGGTATATTTGCGTTTCTTTTACCGTCTACTATTCTATTTGCCTTGGCCACGATACTTCTTCCTCTTTACGTTACGAGAGGTGGCACTATACTTTGAGTGTGACCCTTTACCTTGTCTAGTCTTCTTTGGTTTCGATTCAATACTGTTTCCAGTATTCCATGTTGCTGCCATAATTAATTAATTTGCGAATACGTTTTCTGATCCTTCTGCTACTGATGTACAACCAGTAACTCCATCACCTACTCTACCACATCCTTTGCCATTTACAAAGACAGTTGTACTTCCTGTTGTAATTGGTGCTGAATGACCAGGACAAGTAGATCCACCAGGCAACAGGTGCCCAGTATTACTATCTCCTTGCCTAGAGACACCGATTCCATTGACAAAGACGTTATCTGACTTGCCTTGTCTAGTCATACCAGAACAATGGGGCACATCAGCGTCGCCAAAGCGTGTTACTGCGGGCATTTAGTGTAATTCTCTCTCTTGTAACTTATATAGGTGGTCTGTAAACCGATTCATCCTCGCATGTTCCTCTACAGTGTGGGGTGATTCGGGATATTTTGGTAAAAACTTGATCAGATGGTCAAATTTTTCGGGAATATCTGCTATTCTCGTATAATTATAGAGTTTTTGACCATTTCGGATGGTAAATTCTCCTTCGAGACTTAAAAATTCTGCTTCCATAGGATTTTCGCCCTACTTTTCATTAATATTTATTCTATACGTTGCGAAGCAACGCGGTTTTTGGGGGTTTCAGTACGAAACGTCGCTAATTGTGTGATTTTCGTCTTGGTCAATCGTAATTTCGACGTAATTTAACTCGGTATTGTACACCCACATGAATTTTTCCCATATTGGATGGAAGTCGTCCTCGTCTACCGCCCTCATAATACATCTATCTTCCCAATAAATGTGGTAAATCTTAGATTCGGTTGATTTTTGCGTCATGTTCAAGTACTACGTCTACTAATTTTTCATAATTTTCCTTATGTGGTCGCTTCATTAGAAGCTCCATGCTGTTAAGGCGGGTCTCAAGTGCCTCAATTTGTGATTTGAGGGCATAGAGACAGTCAGAAATCTCTTGTTGAGTCATTCTTCTATGTCAAAACTCCAATTTATAAGTTTAATATAGTCAAAAGTATCATGAATGTCCTTGTCACAGTCCTCTTCATACTTACGATCAGTCAAAAATGTCCTGAGAGACACTATAGATTCAAATTTTCCTTGATGAACCTGTTTTTCGTCGTAAAGATTATACTTCATTGGGTGGAGATGTGTTGTTCTGATCTAATTATAACACATAAAATGTGGAAATCAACATATATTCATAATTTCTTTAGGATTGCTTAAGGTTACTGGGTCTGGTAACTGCTCCGCATCGTTCCAATGACGTATATTTCCTGCTACGATAAAGCAATTCGTGATAACAAGTTGAACAAAGATGAGTGTACGGATGATAGCAACGAAATCTGCTTCTTTATCGGTGTTACCAGACTTGTCTCCGAGTGCCTTCGCCCATATTCTCCATACTTTTTTCATTCTTCGTCAGTGTCTTCCTCTAAATTGAAAGTTCTAAAGACTAGGAGTTCTTCCCCATCCTTAACATCTTCCATCTCTGGATGTAAATTATAAGTCTTCTTTCTAGGTTTGTCAAGATCTCGTAAAGTAGCATTCATCATAGTCCACATAAAAGTAATGGCTGCCCCGCAGGTTGCTGCGAAACAGACCAAATAGATTGCTACTGTTAGTTCATTCATTCTTTAACTGAGGCCATTTCTTGTAGTACTCTTCAGCATCAAACGGTACGTGGTCAGGATGGTGACTACTGTTGATAGAAGGTTCCCAAGGTTTCTTACTTCTATTATGTATGGTAATAAACCTATCTGCTGCGAACGTCCCTGCTACGGAGATCTCTATTTCGTCTCCATCTTTCCAGTTCACGGTGCCATCTTTCTTCGTGTGCTCCATTGCTATCTGGATTTCTTCGATCATTTTTTGCGTCAATCGCATTTAGTAGTTCCTCAAATTCATCGTCAGTGAGTAAGTCTAAGTTCATTTCTTAAACACACCCAGTTTTGCTAGAAGGTAAACTCCTAGCACAGTCCAAAATACTATTTCCAATCCTATGTTATTCATGATGATGCTGTGGATAATCCTGCTCCTGTGCCTTTCGAGATAGATTAGGTTTCAAATGGTTTCTACCTTCATGTCCATGAGCAATTCCGAGTTCATGCATTCTAGCATGTTCTTTGATTTCATCTTTGAGGTCTTTACCTCCTCTGCCAAAGGTCATGTATATGCCATACCCTATGAGTAAGACTACGATAACTCCCAGAGATATAGCAAAGGTTATCTTAGGATCAGCGGTGTAGTGTGGGATGATAGCGTTACACTTCGTCCAAGTACCTGGCAGTGTGTAGACAGGGGGGCATGATGAGAATAATGTCATGTTACTGATGATATGAAGGTTTGTAATTGGTGGGCATGGATACTCCGAATTTCTCGCAGTATCTTCTGATTTCGTCTTCTGCCTGTTTGTAGATGCTAGACAGATCTATATCTTCTCGGAGACCATGTGCTATCTGGTCAACTTGTGCTTCGGTCAAGCAGTGGTCTGGATGAAGTACGTCGCAGACTGGTATCATGTGCTCGACCATCTCATTCAGATTTATTCGTATCTCGTAGTCTTTGTAAACTGCCATGGGGGTTTTTACCTGAGAAAAAATTTTTAAATATTTTTAAAACGCACGTACCCACTTTTGTAGGTTAGAGCGATGGGACTCTTTTATAATAGGGGTACCCGCCCCGAAGGGCGGGAGACTGTCTCTGTCGAGATGTCTAATTGGTCTTACATAGTTGGAGGTCTCCACACATAAAGGGCATGTTTCCTTTAGTTGATGCTATCGCGTCTGGGGTCGCCCACCCTTGCCCAACTAATGCCAACCCGCTATCTATCGTAGAATAGGGGTCGCATCCAGTCCTTGAAATCTGCTAGTTTGAATCTGGCGGCATCCTGTAAGAACTTCTCACCACACATAGCAATATCACCTGTGTCTGTGAACTCTGCTACTACCTCATCATAGCAACAGCGTAACATATCCTCCTCTGTGATGTCATACTCTGAAGGATCAACGTAATTGAAAAAAGAACTCATAATAAAAGTGTGTTAACTGTGTATAGTATTATTATAACCCCTAGTGTGTAGAAGGGGGGGTTATATCTGGGGATTGTAACAAATCGTCATCCTCTCTGTCGATGATGATTTGAAAATGCTGTCTTGTAAACTCATCACTATCTAGTAATGCTTGATAATCTAGTGCCATAATAAAGGGGGGGTTATGTGAAGGGGGGGTTAGTCTGTGAATGTATAATCCCACGGAGCAGGATCGCAAATCTTCTCAACTAGGGAATCAAATGCTGCTTGGTTGTCGTCATCTATCCAACCGTTATCAACGAAGAATCTCGCCATAGTGACCAAAGCGGTTTCCTCTGCTTCGTTCATTTCTACCGTGCGTGTCCAGTTCTTTTTAGTCATTACTTAACCTCCATCCACTTGAACTCAGAGATAGAACCAACTTTCCAGATTGTAACTGGTCTACCTAGTTGCTCTGCCTGTCTCTCTGCGTGACGTTTAGCGTCTGCGAAGTGGTCATTGTCAAATACATCTGCCCAGATCTTGACTTCGTTGCCATAGTCTGAAGGTTGGATTGCCCATGTTGTCATTTGCGTTTGCTCCTTTGCTTGTATAGTATTATTATAACCGCTGAACAGCGGGAGTAGTGATTGTAGTGTGCCAGTAATTATACTGTCACTCCACTCCACTAGGAGAGACCATTTCTGGATAATCATTTGGTATAATGTGAGGGTGTAGAGATGTTGAGGTAATGTTCCAGTCGTCGTCGTGGGTGCGGTTGATTTCGTAACAGTTCCAGCTGTTCATAAACCATAAGTAAACGTACTCCTCGCCACAGTCGATTTCTGCTAACTCGCTTAGGGTTTGGCTGAGTCGAGGTGTTTCCTCATTGCCCCCATAGTAGACGGGACGCGGGGCACATTCTACAAATGCCTCTTTCTCTTTATCATATTCAGAGTCAGAATAGCAGCTGGACATGTTGCCACCGTCTATCAATTCCTTTACACTATCGTCGGTGTTGTAGTGCTTGTTAAGAGTAACGCCCAACCAACTGGGATAACCATCCCAATGGTGATAAACCGATACAATGCTGTCATCTTTGAGTACATAACCAATGCGTGAACGTGTTGCCATGAATAAAACCTCCTTAGTGTTTGTCTGAGATGTACCACCTACCAGTAGGTGCTTCTAATGCTTTGAAGTCTCTCTCTGCCATGTCTGCTAGGACTGACATTAGAACTGGGTCTTTAAGAGAGTTCTGATTTACGAGGACTCGTCCGTCGTAGATTGGAATTAGTGGGGTTGTTTTGTTCATGTCCTTATTATAACGGAGATGTGTATGCTGTGGGATAATAATGGACACTTTGTATACTGTCCACTAAGTGAACTAACAAGTTCATTTGGTGTTAGCATAGAACTTGTTAGAGAGGGACTCGAACCCCTTAGCGTCTATTTGATCAGGTAGACCCACATCCTCGAAAAATTGGATCATGTCTAGCAGTACGCAGTCTTCGTCTGCTGTGAGTTTGTATTCGTAGAGATCCATTATTGGCACAACTCCTCGAATCTGCGTCTTGCTTCTGCCTCTATCTCAGGTAGATATCCTAGTTCGCTGTCTTGGTCGATTGCGTCTAGTTGGTCTTGAGTTAGATTGTGCTCTACCGCATAGTCTACCCATGCTTCGTCGTAGAGTTGTTCTAGTAATGCTTCGTTAGTTGAATTGGACATTTGTTTAACTGTGTATAGTATTATTATAGAGGTACTAGCGAATTAACGCTAGTACATTTGATACATTTAGAGGTATCCTGCTACCTCCATTCCTGGTTCATCAAAGAACCATGAGACAGACACGTCGTCAAACTGTTCTTTAATAGCATAGCAAATTTCCTCTGGTGGACTCCATGCTGTGTCGAATGAGACCTCGAACCCATAGTGTAACTCGCTGTCGTCAATCTCTACTTCGTAGGCATCCCACTTAGTGCCCCAGTTAGCAAGTCGCCAGGAATACCATCTATCATCAGTAGTGCCATCTGGGAAGGATGGAGGCATCATGCTGTCTTTGTCTGGTTGGATTGGTAGTTCCCCTTTGTCGTTTGGTGTATTCTTCCAGTCTGGTTCGGGTATGAACTGAGTAAATATATTGTCACTCTTGAATATCTCATGTAATCTTAGGATTACTGTTGTATCCTCTGAGTAGAATGTGACTCGATTGTGGCAATGATTTGGCATTAATACCTCGTTTGTTATATTAATATTATACTGTCTTAGCGGACAATATAGGAAAGAAGTAGACACTTATTTAACTGTCTACTGGTCAGCTGAATTCCCTTGGTGCCGAGATATCGTCTAGAAGGGAATCCTGCACGGTTGTATTTCATTTGAATGCAACCTCTCTCATATCGCATGAGTACATAACAGACTCTTGTCTAAACTGAGTCTTGTATGCGTGACCCACATCAAAGAGTGCATCTTCATGCTCTTTACCTGTAACACTAATGCAGACGATTGCTTCCATAGTGCCTTTGTAGATGCCCATCCCATGAGTAATGGTTGCATACTCTAAGCGGGTTAGGACCTCATTCTGAATAAATTCATCGAGCATTTGATTTGTGACTATGCCCTCGTCAGGAATGTTTCTACCGACTGTTAGAGTTGTTGTTTCCAAGGTTTACCTCGTATTGATACCTTTATTATAACCCTAGCCCTGAGCAATAGGGACAATAGTAGACACTTTAATTAGTGGCACACTCCATGCACCATTCAGTGCATATTGGGTTATTATAATAATATGATTAACAACTTCAACGATTTCATTCAGTACTGCCTCGACTTCTACGGTTGGAATGGTCTATACGATCAAGGCAGAACCCGCGAGCAAATCGCATACGCTACTCTCATGTACCTTGACTCTCTCACAGAGACTAGAACATGGGGCGAGGGTGACTCACTCGACAGAGAAAGAGTTAGAGACATTATGAACGAACTTTATGACTAACATGAATCGCGAACTACTCAATGAACTCAAAGAGTTCTTAACAGAGAGAATGGTTGACAACATGTCAACCAAAGACCTAGTTGAATATGTCTCTAATGACCTATTCAATTACTTTGATAAATTAGGTGAGCATGAATTCTTAAACGAGTGCCATAACTACTGGGATGATTCATTTGATGAAGTGGTAGCAGAGGTTAAGGATTACATGAAATGTGATTTTAAGAAAACCAAATGAAGCTTAAACAGAAACCCACACGCTACCCACGCATGGAAGTAGTAATAACACCAGATGAGCCAGGCTTATACTCATCTCATGATCCACAGTGTGACAGTAAAGAAACTGTCCACTGTTGCCCCAAATGCTCTCATTTGTTTGTATAATAGTAGTATACAGAGCGAAGGTACGCTCTCTAATATCTTCGCCACCCAAGCAGCTCAATTTTCTCGGTGAACCATTTCATGTATCA